TTACCTATAGCTCTATCATCTGCTATTTCTTCAAATACATTTATTTTATCAAATGCTTTTTCTACTTTAACTGCTAAATCTGTATCAAAACCTAAATCAATTAGTTCTGCACCTAGTGATATAACACCTTCAGGTACTTTTATTATACCCGATGCTACTCCTGCCATTGCTGCTGTAATTGCGCTTGTTTCTGAACTTTGTTCTTGTGGTGTAAGGTCAAAGTAGCCAAATCCATCAATATCTTTAGCCATTTAACCTCCTACTTTAAAAATAATTTTGATAATTCTGGTGCTTCTATTGCTTCAAGTTCTGATGTAATTCTTATTATTTTACCATTGTCTACATCTACGTAAACACCTGGAGCTTTATTTCTAGTATCATACTTACCATCTTTTATTTTAATTCTACCTTTAGGGGACTCTCCAGCTTGTCTTAAAGTTGGTGCAATTTTTTCATCAAAGGTTGCATGATAAAAAGCTTTGTTGCCATCACCATATTGAGTTCTATAACTCTCTAACGTTCTTCTAAAATTTGCTGTTTCACTATATGTTTTACCCGTTTCCTCTATTTTATTTAATCTAGCTGTTTCTTTAATTATATTTTCTTCTGTTAATCCACCTTTAAATTTATCTGGGTCTGCTTTTATATTTATGATTGCTTTTCTTCTATTTGCTAAAGTGCCTGCATTTTTTCTACTTAACTGTGCTCCTAACACAGCTGATACAGCAGCTTGTTTTCTTTTATCTATTAATGCTTGTCTTACATCATCTCTTTTTACAAAGTCTCTGTAACCTGCTTCTAAAGCTGTTAAAGGATCAGCACCACCTGCTAACGCAAGACCAACTTCTCCAAGAGGCAATCTTGTTTTTCTAATAGGTGCTAATTCATCAAATATATCCCCTATTGCTTTTGATTCTAATCTCGCTCTATCAATATCAAGAATAGTTCCTTTTGTTGAAAAATTTTCTCTATCAGTAAGACCAGTCATGATACCATCATTAGTTGATCCACCTCTTCTAAACATAGGTCTTTTTAAAATTTTGCTCATTATCTAAATATTCTTCCGTATATATCAGCGCCTGCAAGGCCTAGACCTAACGCTCTCATTAACGGACTAGCTCCTGGTGCTTCGGCAGCCGCCTCACTAATATTAACAGCTCCTGCTCCTGGCGTTAATTGTGCAATACCTGCACCTAACATAGATAATCTTCTTCTTGGATCATCTACTGCCATTTGTGCTGCTTGTCTTTGTGCATCTAATACTGCTTGTGTTTGTGCTTGTTGTGCTGCACCCAATGTGCCAAGACCAGATATCTGTGCTCTACTAAAGTCTTGTGCTGCTGCTCCAAGGCCTCTTTGTTGATTAGCTATAGCTTGTTGATTTGCAAGATCTTGTTGTCTTCTTGCTGCAGCATTTTGAAACCCTCTTTGTTGTAAATCTGCTAACAACCTAGCTCTGTCCAAGTTGCTTGCTGCTTGAAACTCGGCTCTTTGTACACCTTCACGGCCACCACCAAAAGCACCTGCTGTCCCTAATGCTGATGCTGCTAATCTATTTTCTTGTATTTGTCTTTGTCTATCAAACTCTGCAAGAGTTGTATCTATGACTTGTTGTTGAAATGGTGATGTATAAGATGCAATTGATCCCGCACCTGTCCCTGCGCCTGTTCCGGTTAACGCTGACGCTGCATCTGCAGCCGTTGTAGCTTTTGTTAAAAATGGTTCAAAAGCACCAAGACCTTTTGTTGGATCTGTTGCTTGTGTTCTAGCAGCAACTTGTAATGCTGTTTCACCTGCAACTTGTGGTGCAAGTTCAGCCATACCAGCTCTTGTAATTCCAAACTGTTGAGCCTGTGCTTGCCTTTGTGCAAACTGTTCTGGTGTTTCACCAGGTTGTTGAGCTTTTGCTGTAGTAATACTAGGTATACCAGCTTGTCTTGTAAGATCTGCTAAAAATGTTTTTTGTGCTGCCTCTATAAACTCTGGTGGTAATGTTCTTGATTCTGTTATACCACCTGTTTGTTTTGATACTCTACCGCCATCTGCCATAAATTTTTGCATAAGTCTTTCAGCTTCTGTATCAAGAATATCCATTTCTTCAGGTGTTAATAATCTTAATTCTTTACCAAATAATTCTAACGCTAATTCATTTCTTGAGTCTGTTATGTCTGGACCTGATGCCATCATTCTTGATGAAGGTAAATCTGGTCCTTGTGGTTTAGGTGCAAAAGGATTTATAGGATCTTCATCGCTTGGTATTATAGGACCCATTTTGCTAAGAAAATCTTCACCGTATTTATTGTAGAAATATCTTTTTAAATCATCTATGCTTGTTGGTTTTCTACCATTATCCGCCTCAAACTCATTGACTAATGCATCTAAAGATTTTAACTCAAATCTAGGTGTATCATCAAAAACCATCTGTTTCTCTTCCTTAACTTTTTCTCTACGTTTTCTCTCTTCAAACTCTTTCATTAAGTTTTCCATTTGCATTTGTTTTTGATTTTGCTCTCGTTCTTTTAAAAATTCTTCAAATTTAGGTTCAGCCATTATACTACCCTTTTCTCCAATCGTTTCATTGTATCATACATCTTTTGTGCCCCTTTTTCAATGCTGCCATTACCAGCTCCTCTTACAGCATCTGCTGTAAAAACAAACTCATTTTTCGATAACATAGCAGGCACATCGTCCGCTTTTTCTTTAATACCTACAGGCACAAAGCCACCTTCGTCTCTATAATCTCGTTCTATGACCCCAGCTTTATTTGTTCTCATAATGCCTGTTGGCATACTACCTTTTTTAAGATTATATCTAGCTACAAATGCATCTCTACCTGCATCGTCTAGTTGAGAATATTCTTTGTCAAAACTAAAATAATTATCAAAATAGGTTCTCATTTTTTTACCTACATTTTCTTTTCTTCTAGCTAAATATTCTTCTTGTGTTTCACCTTCTTGTTGAGGTGGTTCTTCTTTTACAAATGCTTCATACACGTATGACGCTGCACTAGTAAGACCACCAAATATTATTCTATCTTTAATTGAAGGTGGTAGATCTTTTAATATTGGAACTTTACCAATTGTTGCATCTGATAATCTTTTAACACCTTCAAAACCTTTTCTTGCATCGTCTGCTGTCTTTGTAGTGTTTGCTGCTTCTCCAGATTGAAATAAACTTCCTAGTGCTTGTGTTCTTTCTGGACTTAATGGTGATGAAAATCCAAAATCTCCAAAAACATTTTCTGCACCTCCTAATTTTCTAACACCTGATCCAAATGCAAAAGTAGCGGCACCTTGTTTAAAAGCATCACTAATGCTGCCCCTTTGATCAAACCTACCAATACCTCTCATTAACGCTGCAGTCTTTGGTGAAAAAGGTGCAACGAATGGTGCAGCTTTAACTGCAACATCTGCTAATTCATTTGGTATTAATTTTCTAACTCTATCTTTAATTTTACTACCCAGACCATATTGTTCTCTTGGAACTATACTTGTTATCCCACCTTTATTACGTAGCTGTCTTGGCATTTTTGCTCTATTAATCATATATCTTAAATGTTGTTTATTTTAAAAAGGCAGGGATTTCACCTGAATTTGCATTATTACTAGTTTTTTACAAGTAAATCAAGACTATGTTGTAACCTCTCTCGGCTTAGATTGTAAGGCCGAAAGCACTACATGTAGTCTATTTGCTGTTGCTGCAGTCACTTTTAGTATCTCACTTTCCTCTAATACCAAAGGTGCTGATAATAATTCTTCTGTGCCATTTGCTGATATGGACTTTGTCTTAAATAAACTAAATACATTTGAGCTAGTGTCTGTGATAGTCACTGTAATAGTGTCTGCATTTCCAGAATCTTCTGATACTATAATTGACTTAACAATAGCAGTTGTTGCTGTTGGCACTGTATATAGCGTCGTCTCTGATGTAGTTGTTAGATCTACCTTTTTATTTACAAATGAATTAGCCAAAGAAAAAAGCCTCCGCCTCTGACTCGTCTTTTAAATCTTGTTGATATGTAGTATTTAATTTTTGAACAATACTATCTACGTCTCTAACAAAAGATTGTTGTAGTTGTTGATCATAATATTCTGCTGGTTGTGTCAGCGCTTGTACTATTCTAGCCACGTTTTTTAACTCCCTTAATTTTTTTCTTATTTAATGATGCATAAAAAACTTGTTCACCACGTTTCTTACCATATTGTTTTTTCATAGACTTCATTATTTTTTTACCTTTTTTATTCAATGGCATTATCTTCTACCGTCCGGTTGATAATCTATTCTAAATGTTCCTAGCTTCCAAAACTGGCTTGTGCTAGTGTTTTCTATTTTTAAAGATATTTCTCTAGCTCTTGCACGTGTATCTATTTTAGTTGAATTACTAGTAATTGTAAATGGACCTAATGTAGAACTAGCTTTTGTTTGATTTGGAAAATCTTTTAAATTAAGTGTTACTCTTGCATCACCTGTTTGTGCTAAAAAATCTGGTATAATTCTTCTAATCTTCATCATAAACTCACCGTCATTTCCTGGGCCACTTATACCCCTTGGACCAATATCAAAACTACCAGATTCTATATTTGCTGTAATAGCAGTTGTTTGACCACCTTTTATTTGATTAAGGCCTGTTTCATGTTCGTAATATGTTGATGCACCATCTGTGTTACCATGAACATAGTTAACATCAGTGTCTGCTGTTTCTGCACTTGAGTCATATTCTGTTGCATGTGGTTTACCAAATATAGCAGAGTCCTCCCATGCTGTTCTTGCTAATGTTCCTGTTGTCCATACTGGTCGCTCGGGACTTGAGTCTAGATAATTATATGCTACCATTCTGTTTACAACACCAGAGCCAGAGTTTGGATAGAACCAAATAACTTCACCAAACAAATTGTTTAGTCCAGCGTTAATGTGTTGTTTAGGTGTAGTATTAATATCGTCAAACACATGATCCTCAACTAAACATGGTAATGATTCTAATTTACCTGTGTATCTAAAAAAACCGTTTTCTGACATCCAATAAGCTGTACCATCAACTTCAACAGCTGCGTTCTGTCCAATAAGTCCACAGTTTGTACCAACCTGTTGAAATGAGAATGTAAATGGTGGACCAACAAAACGCATAATAAATAATGCAGTATCTGTCCATATGTAAATTGCATCACGACCTCTGATTGCTCCAACAAGTTTAGATCCATCTGCAAGTCTTTGTGTACCCGCTGTGTTGGTCGCTGAAGGTGTGTAGGTATTAATATCCTCTTGAGAAGAGAATCTTATAAACATTGGATCCTGTGTAGATTTAGTTCCTATAGTTGTTTCTGTACCAAAAAATATTAAGTGACGGTCTGGAGTAGATACTAAACTAAATGCAGAAGCTGTTGGTGCACCTGTTATAATAGTTGCTCTGGTGTTATTAGCTCCCGTAGGATTAGAGTCCCACTCAAAACTTTCTCCACCATTTATAGTTGCTATAAGTTTATTACCTAAATTATCTAATGACCACAAACCTGGTGCAGTTACAATATCTCCTGATGCTGCAGCGTTCCATGCAAAAAAGTTTGATGCGTCCGTAACTGTTGCACCTGATGAGTGAGCTGCTGCTGTTGTACCAGATGCTCCTCTAGTTAAACCGGATAAAGTTCCGCTATTGTCATTACCAGTGTATGTAATTAATTCATTGTCTATCAATACTGTACCTGATGATGGAAATGAAGATGAGCTGGCCATTGTTAAACTTGTTACACTTGCGTTTATTGAAGATGATAATGTAGATGTAAACTGACCTGCTTGTTGCCCGCCCCATGATCCAAGACTCCAACCTGTTGATGCAACCTCTACCGCTGGTCCTACTGAATAATAATGTTGAACTCTAATACCACCAGATGTTGATGCACCAGACCCTGATTCGTTTGATTCCATTTCTATTGTTAAAGTTGTGTCTGTTGGTATTGATGTTACCATAAATTTTTTATCTGTAAAATCACCAGATCCAAAATCTGAATTAGTTATGGATGTAAAAGTATCTAATAATATTATATCAAATTTATTTATATTGTGTGCTGATGCAAAAGTTAACGTTACAGTCTTTGATCCGTTAGTTGTAGAAAAAGCATTTGATAATGATGTAGTAGATTTAATAGGGTGTATATCATAAAATATACCACCAGAGTATGCATACAAAATTCTGTTTGTACCTAAGATAGCATATTTAATACCTGAAGTATTTACAAAGTGATGAATAGCAGTTGCTCTGCCTGTAATTTGAACAGACCCTAATTGAGACCAACCACCTATTTTTTCTGGTGTGCCATATCTAAAACGAACATTATCGCCGTCGACCCATTGGCTTTCTCCACCTGTTGATGTAACTTGTTTATTGAATCCAGGTGCAAATTTTACTTTTTGCAACATAATAAATTACCTATGGTTTAGTTGGCCAAGTAACATTGTTACATTTTTCAACGGTATCCTTACCGCTAGGTAAATCTCTAAGTTCCTGTCTGTATGTTTTCATGTCATCTGACATAGTAACATCAGATAAAGCATAAAAATCTGTTTCAGCTAATAATCTATTTCTTTTAGATCTAAGATTAGATTGTGCTCTTCCTAGGGCACCATCTGCCCATGCTTTCTCTTCAGCATCTCTAGCAGCTTCCTCTTCTGCTGTAAACTGAACTATATTACCGTTTATATTGTGATACCTTGGCATTCTTAATTATCTATCATATTAATTAATTCCATACAAGACTATATCTCCAGCGTCTATATTACCTGAACTCATCTTAAATTGAACTGCAT